CCCGGCTCCACAAGGGGTATATGCAATTTTTACGATTTTTACTGTAAGGTGTATCGCCACGGCGATATTGCAAATGTCACGCTCCACGCGACGGCAATCCAAGCTAGCCTGTTACTGCCAACTGTTGCATGGACAGTGACAACACAAGATTAAGGCATCATCTCCATGAGACGAGCTCCAGCTTTACGGACCAATGGATTTTGCATAAACTTGCCGGCTGCATCCACAGCTGAAATAGCCAAGTTCGCAAACTTCAGAGGTGATCCGTCAGATTCTTTCTGCGTTTCCTTAGCATGATTGGCAGGATTGGACGGTAACGTGAAAGACTTCGCGTACAAGATAGTACCAGGCCGATAGCGCGCGGCACGCTGCACAGTGAAAGTCAATGAATAGGAATTGTTGCGACCAAAAGGTGTGCTTCCAACTACTTGAGATGCGCTAGATGATTGAAAGTTGTCAATCAACATAATGAAACTCGAGTACTTGGGAGTCAACAAAGCTTCCTCAAACGCTGTGTCATCGTTGAAAGTATGGGATCGCACGGCATCTGCAGGGTAAGTGTTACTCTGCACAGTCTTGCGAAGCTGATCTCCACTCAAACACAATGAGCGTTTGTCCTGGCGCATCATGTTACATATCTCCAAATAGGTGCCCACGTCCATGTAACTCTCGCCGAAATTGGTCGCAAATGTACGAGCAGAATTCAGCTTCGTTGAGTCTGCATGTCCAGTTGCGGAGTGAGCACCAGTGGCGTCTGTAAGCCCGCCTTGCTTCAGAGACGCATGACCACCATCTGAGTGAAAGTGGTCATAAAGTGCCATCAAGATGTCATTCCTGCCAAGCATATTAGCTTTATGGGCGCCATCCGCGTCGCTGACGACGTTGATGCCACCATTGTAGCGCATGACACGGACTTCGCCACCCACCTGAAACGATTCAGTGATGTTACGAATTCTCACCGATCCACGCAGTGGAATGGTTTCTGTCCGGCCTGTTGATTCATGCACGACCGGATGAACGCCATCAATCGCGTCCTGATGAAACAGAGAGTTGTAGTTAGGTTCATCACCCTTCTGCAAATCAGAAAATTGTGACGCTCGAATGTACGACACATCTACTACAACTGGTGCAGTATTATTGGGGTCGAAGCCCTGAGATGGCGATTGAACAATACCGCGTTTCAAAGTATAGATGGCAGCAATGATGTCATCAGAGGACCCTGGATTCATGATGACAAGTGAAGAATTGTCCCCGTCATCAGGCAGGTTCCTAATGAGACCAGCACTTTCAACTTTCTTGTCATCGCGGATTTGGGCAGCGTAGCTGTGAATGTAACTGCCAGTGATAGCTTGTTTGCCAACCATCACATGGTGAGCATACGCCTCAATTGGTGTGCACGGGCCAACACCGCTAGCCAACACTGTTGCATCTGGATGTTGCGCAAAAGCGTCGTAATAGCCCAGGCCGCGTGGTGCGAAAGCATTCGTTCGCAATGCCCCCTTCGTGAATTGAGTTTCCTGGGAAGGGAGTGACCGAGGTATGCTGCGCAATGCAGCATTCGCTCGCAACTCTGCGGCAAGCCGACGGCGGCGGGCATTGACAGCCCTGCGTTGTCCATTTGCTTGAGCGCGGCCGTTGCCCATTGGAATAGCAGCGCGAAGCTGCTGAACCAAAGCGGCACGGTCTGCTTTTGACATAGTCAAAAGCGTGGGCCCTTTGGCGGAAGTCTGGGGTTGACCACGACCGCGTTGTGCCATTGCGTTGAAGCGCGGTTACAAAAGCAGAAGTAATTGCTGGAATAAACTCCGTGTTGAAACTGTTGTCAAGGCCACTGTAGAGGCACAGTGCCCACCTGACTTAAATAGGATTGCAATTTGCAAAACGAGCTGATCGAGGAAATAATGTATAAACATCCAAAACCCACCCCCCTAAGTCGCGACAAGCGCAACTCCCTCCCAGATGTCATGCTCCACATGACGCAGTGTTAAATGTCACGCTCCACGTGACGCAGTGCTCCACACTGCCGATCAGCTGGTTAAAATATGGTCGCAAGGTCGAAAGCGACGTTGGGATCGTCGATATCTACCTGCAACCAAGAGGGATCTTTTGCAGCAACGAATGCATCGACCCGCTGTTTCAAATCTGGAGTGTGGCGCACGGCAAAACGAATTCCCGTGGCCTGCTCCAACGTGAGTCCCATATGTCCAGCGTACGCCAAACGAAGTAATATCTTCTTCGCGTTGTTGAACGTGGCTGTGCCAGCGTCAATGTCATAAAAGTGTGAAGTGAAGTTGACTAAACCTCCGAGTGGGATAGTCTTACCGTCTTCTTCAATCGTCACACCCAAATCTGACAGTATGGCACGATCATGTTCACCTGTGGGGTCTGCTGCGTGGTTGTCGTCTCCCATAGACAAAGAGAGACCGACACGACCAGTAGCAATCCACACTGGTTCACTCTGGACAAATCCTCTCATGTTAGAGTTGCTGGAAGAAGTTGAAGGGATACCACTCGGCATTATGCCGAACCAACGAATTTGAAACATTTCCCTACCAATACAAATGACGTGAGCGGAAGAGACGAGTCCCAAATTCATGATTCCATAGCACCAGCCAAATGGTGCATGTCCCTTGCGGGCCGCATGTGCTCTACGGTATGCATCGCACATCCAAAGAGCCCGCGTGACCGTCATATCCCATCCCTTAGCGTCCGTAGAGACTCCGTTGTGTGACCGTCCAGTCCCAGCAGTTAAGAGTTCCATGGTTGCTGGGTCATTCTTGAAGGAGTTGTACAACATGCGCGTCATGGCATTGCAAGTGTCAACTATTCCCTCATCG